ACCTCCGCCACCTCCGCCACCGCCAACAACCCCACCACCACCGCCACCAGCAACAACAAGAAAGTCAATGTCTATACCTTCTTTATTAAACTGCAAATAAAACCCGTTCGTGCCATACGCACCTGTGTATTGCTTCGGTGTCCACGCGCCTGTGTTGGAGTCGTTAAACCCAAAGTACGCTGGGGTCAGGGCTAGGCCGTCGATGAAGTTGACTTCGGTCATGTAGCCATCAACATACTGCGATGCCGCAGTGCTGTTTTTGCTTATGGTATGAACTGCATTGTTGTTTACTTGACCAACTTGACTTGATGACGGGTTTTCATCTGGGGAAAAAGCTGTTAACTGAACACCGTTTACATACAGGAGCATTCTGTTGCCAGCCGTTGCGTTGGTTGTATCCCATACAGCAACAATGTGATACCAAGCCGCTGGGTCACGGTATACAGCCGAAGAAAATTTTCTTCCAGCGTTTGCGCTAGACGCTACATTGTGAAAACACAAAGTGTCTGTTGAGTTAAAAAACAAAGCGGTGTAGTCAGTTCCCGCCGCACCCGCCATGAATAGTTGTTGAACAGACCCAAGAGAGCCACGCTTAACCCACCCACTCCAAGTCCATGTTGTGCGATTAGATGCACTAGCAGGAGTCCGATTCAAATAAGCCGAGTCTGCGCTATTAAACCTTGCGGACAAACTCACCTGCGTAGCCGCCATAGGCCACCTACCGGCAGACTGGTTTATCAGTTGCTGCTCAGTAGTCCAAACGCCAGAAGCCGAACTAACTGTCGGCGCTGTTGGGTTGGCGGTAATTACGTTACCGGGGTAGCCGTGAATGGGCATCTCAGATCCTTACGAGTTAATCTCTTCCCATGAGGCAGTAACCACTAGGTCACTTGCCGAGCCTGCTGTTGCACCGATGGATTGGTTCTCAAGCAGGTAGAACGATGTCGTCTTGTCCGTAATGATCAGCGTGGCATCAGCCGGGACAGAGATGGTCGAAGCGATTGGAAACGCCGTTCCACCAAGAGCCGCTGCGCTGTAGACGTTGATCGTGATGTCAGCCGCAGATGTACCATCCACGTTAGCCGCAACAATTGAGTTGATCTTGAAGACCTTCCCGCTTGCCGCAGCGTTGCTGACTAGAGATGTTGCGCTAGTTGTTGTGAGAGACGTACTAGACGAGTTACCGTAAATCGTCGTGACGTTAACAATATTTGGGTTTGCCATTACTTACTCCTTAAATAGGGACACTAGAAGCCGAAAATCATTGACATTGCGATTGCCTTGCCCGTAGAAATACCGCTAGACGGGGTTGTAAAAGAAAGTACACCGCTACCATTAGTCTGCAAAACCTGCCCGGTTGTACCATCTGCGGAAGGCAGCGTAAAGTTAACATTAGATGCAATGGAAGCCGCTGCTTGCAGACCAACATAGTTAGTGCCATTGTCTGTGTCTTCGTAGAATCTAGCTGCACCGCCTGCTGCAGACGTTCCAAAGATAGAAAAGACCGACGAGCTTAGGGCCACAAAGTCTGAGCCGTCCCAAAACGCAATCGTCTTGGTCCCTGCAGGAATCGTAACCCCAGTTGTGGCTGAACCCTTGAGCACAACCGCCCCATCCGAGCCGTTGATGACTACGTAGACCTTGCTGCTGGATGGCGCTACGATATTGCGGCTAACCCCAGGCGTGCCCGTGACCAGCAAGACAGCATTTCGAGCCTGGTTGGAAGCCCCGCTCGTGGATGTTAGTGTGACGTTTCCGGCAGTCACATCAATAGAGACGCCCCCGGCAACGGCCTGTTCAACCAGGGCCGTGATCTCGTCATTGACGACCGTACCCCAGGTGCCCGATTCAGTACCCGTGACTGGCTGGGCAAGGCCAAGAAGGGAGGTGTAGTTAATCGTCATGTTGGTTCCTTTAAGCTGCTATTTGAGTCCATGTTGTGGATTGTGAATCATTAACGATCACCCAACCACCAGCTTGGGAATCGTTGACATTTTGCCAGTTTGGCGTCTGATTGTCATTAACTGTCGTCCAAATAGTGACCCGACCGATTGCGCCAACGCCTTGAACTCCAGTGACATTGACGAAAGAAGCTGCTTGAACGGTGACCGTCCCGACTGCTCCAGTGCCTTGAACCCCGGTGACTGGGACCGTGGCAGGGATGCTGGCATAGGCTTGACCAATAAATCCAGTGGCTGAAACGCCTGTGACATTGACCGTAGAATCCTGGACGACCGAAACGTTACCGATTCGGCCAATGCCTTGAACGCCTGTAACAGGTACGACTGCAGTGCCAGTAATAGTGCTTTGGCCGATAAAGCCAGTAGCTTGTACCCCGGTAAGCTGAACGACTGTTGCTGTTGTGATGGCAACATTACCGATGGCACCACTGGCCGCCACCCCGGTGACTGGGACGGTTGCGGTACCGGTTTGGGCTGTTTGTCCGATGAATCCTGTGGCTTGGACCCCGGTAACGGTGACACGTGCCCCGCCAGAGACGGCAACGGTCCCAATAGCACCGCTACCTGAGACTCCCGTGACGGTAATGAGGGCCGATCCAGAGGCTGTGACGGTTCCAACGATACCGACACCTTGGACCCCGGTGAGGGGCACAACAGCGCTGCCGGTGACGGCAGTTTGACCAATGAATCCTGTCGCCGAGACTCCAGTAACAAGGACATCCACGGCTGCTGAGACGGTGACATTCCCAATTGCTCCAGTTCCTGCCACCCCGTTAACGGGTACGACTGCAGTTCCGGTGACTTGGGCTTGCCCAATAAATCCTGTTGCGGATACCCCGGTAACCAGGACATCCACATTTGTGAAGACGGTAACTTGACCAATTTGGCCAGTTGCCTGTACTCCGGTGACGTTGACAACGGCATTTTGCTGGGTTTGGACCGTGACAGTGCCAATAGCGCCGGTGCCTTCGACACCAGCGCTGCCTTCACCCCACGGAGTTTGACCCCAGGCACCATACCCCCACCCCTCTAGGTAGACATAAGTGACATCTTGACCCCAAGGAGTCTCGCCCCATGGGCCACCACCCCAACCGGAGTAGGTCGCCACCTAGTCATTCCTTACGCTATACGAATGATTGCGCCAGTTGCCGTAGCTGCAGGGAACACGATTGTAAATGTGCCCGCAGTTGAGGTCTTAGCACCACCAAAGTTTAAAATCGCCACTGCGGGATTACCCGTAGCGGTGTCGTTATAAATCATGGCGCCAAAGGCGGTAATAGTTGCCGTAGTAAAAGACAGATCAGCAAAGTCTGTCAAAGCCGTCGTACCCGACGATACTGGAGTAACCTTAGTCAGTGTACCGCCGCCAGCCGTGTAAGAGCCAGAAGCCGCTACTTCGTTGGTCGTGGTGTAAGCCGTGGTTGCAGCCGTAAACGAAGCACTGTTGTTGTACAGAGCTAGTTTGAAGGTCTGGCCAGAGCCGGTTGAAAAGTTATGCACACCTTTAAGGATTTCGACCTTAAATGAGGTGGGCATTACGGTTGTGGTAAAAGCCATTTAGACTCTCCTTAGTAAATTGGCGGCGTCTTGTTCCCCGCCCTGAACACAAATTTGGATGCAAGTAGCCCTTTCGGCCCGCTTAGCTTGTTTGAGATATTCAAAGACTGCTTTTTGAACGCGCTCCCGGAAAAACTTAGCCTGCTCACGAATGGCCGGAGGAGCGTTTTCGGCCACACTAATAATTTTATCCGCGCAAAGTTCTGCTAGATCTTCGCACGAAAGGCCGCCAAAGTCACTGGTTTTAACGATAGGATCGGCTATCTTTCCGGCATGTAATTGAAACATATCAGGTCCTCAACGCTTCTGGCGGCAACATTGGGTCGTTTGTGGGCAAAGAATCTTTGACCTCAGAGTACTTTTTAGCCACAAAACGCCCATTTTCCAAGCCTACAACCAAAGGTTCGTCTAAACGATGGTAACCATAAAGTTTGCTTTGTACCGGCTCATTGGTGTCCAAAAGCGAAGAATCCTGAGCAATCCCTACCTTGATACCGCGAGAAATGGCTATGGACAGTAAGAACTCACAGTTTGCCCGCCCTGCTTCAGCAAAGTGGACATACCCTTTGTACGAAAAGTCAATGCCATAAAGGTGGATTTCGGCAACTTTTGCCGCAATTGCAAAGCCTATGGCATAGGCCACGGTGTTATTAAAGTACCCTGTTTGGCAAGCATTCATGACCTCTTCCAGGGGGAATTCCACCAGACCTGGGCATCTCTGGTCTAGCTCACAGGTATAAATGGGCCCTTTGTGCTCTTTGAGCACCCTAGCCATAATCCCCGTCTGCGTGCCTGAGTCATCACTATCTAAGAACCGACTTGCCGGGTCCATCATAAAAACTCGATCGTGGAAGATTACCCCAGCCATGGAGTTGATCGCCCACACCTCGTTAAAATCTATTGAATGGGTCTTGGCTAGTATGAACTGGCCGTGGCTTTTTCCCATCGCCACTATTGCTATACGTTTTCCTTCAAGATTTGGAACACTTGTCATGGACCTGGACTTTCTGATTTCACATATATGCGAGCCATACCATCACGGAATTCGTCACGACGACGACGGCCTTGTTGCTCGATTCCAAGACCTTGAATTGCTTCTTTATAGGAATTATTAAAGTAAGCAATCATATCAGCAGGACCTTTGGTGTAGCTGTAAGCTTGGACCAAACATCCATATAGAAGTGCCTCAGGGGCATTGATACTTACCCATGTCGTAGTGTTGGTAGATGACAATTGAGCGGGTTTATAAATATAGCCAAGTTCTACCGCGTACGCGGACGCGGGCGTGGGGGCGACATAGAAAGTATTCTGATCCCACACGGAATAGTATTTGGGAATACCCGTAACACTTCCATCGGCCCAATACTCTTTCATGAAAGAAGTATCACGAAACTCTAAAAAGATTTGATCTGTCCCGCTTGTAACCATCATGTAGCGGTGGGTCAAGATATCAGACGGAGCAGTTAGAAACTTATTGTTTGCCGTCAAGTTACCTGTAACTTCTAATTTAAATACGTCTAAATCAATATCCCGTAGGATACGGTTTTCTGTCATGAGAATAAACGTATTAATAACCGCATTGGTGAATACGTTAGCATCCACCTCGGTGTAGTTTCGGATATTGGTTACTAATTCATCATAGGTCATGACACATTTCCTATTAAGCCCGTTGCCCCGACCCCTGAAACTGAAGTAGAAGACGAAGTGACGACCAGAACCGCTCCAACACCGCCCACTCCAAAAATATCGCCTTGCTCCGGATAGGGCTGCATATTGTTGCCCCCGTTAGCACTCCCAATACTTTGAAAGGCTGAATCGCCAGGTGAACCAACATAAACAGTAACCGGCTCAACCCGATCGGGACGAGGTTCATAGAGAGCAACAGCATCGCCATTAAACTTGAGGGGCTCAAGTTGCGGTTCTTTTGGTTCATAATCTTCTGGGCAGACCTTGAATCCGCGCCAGTTTTTTTGCAAAATATTGTAGGGGTAACGTTGCCCGCAGTAGTCGCAAAGTCCGTATGAGAATTTTCCGGTTGCGTATGCCACATCATACCCCCAACTGAGGAACGAAACTTATGCTGGCCGTTTCACGATCTTCTGCAGCGGCTCTAGCCCACTCTTCTTCATAAATTTGCTTTAATCCAGCAGTCCTTTCAGACTTAAATTTAAGCGATAAATAGTAAGCAAGGCCTGCTGCTAAGCAGGGCAAAAACCTGAAATTTACATCCGATGTGTTGGTGTAATCTCCAGCATCTTGAATCCGTCGAATTCTGTAATATCTAAACTGGTATGGTCCACCGCCTCCTCCAGGAGTTGGATAGAAAAATACCTTTGGAATATTCGTTCGCTCTACATAATATTGAGCGGGTCGAGCTTGCGTGCTTTTATCCGGAATGTCTAGATACTCTGCTCGAGTTATCGGGTCAATCGTAATATCAACAGCGGGGCTCTGGGAAAAGTCTCTGATTACGGCAGTTAGCACTTGGACGGTGTCCGTTGGCAACGTAATAGAAGTAGTTCCCGTCAAGCTAACAGCCACTTCCTCAATGGTCCACAAATTTAATCCCCTATTCGCCCAATCCAAAAACATGAGGTTAAGCGATCGACGAGCGGTCTTCAGGTGATGACCCGTAGTCATCTCCATCCCACAACGCTCGTATGCCTCTTCGATTAACTCATCGATTGGTAGGTCAAATATCGTGGTACCAGAAGTTGCCATTTAGCACATTCCGCCTTTTTTGTAACCCTTGGCCATTCCACCACCCATCATGCCCATAGCCATACGCTTGTGCTGATTAACGGCCCCGCCGTTTTTCATCATCAGAGGACCGCTGGTTTTGCTGGTCTTTGAAATCATTTTGTTTTTAGGACCAGACTCAACACATCCACCGCCCTTGGTTGCAATGCCCATTCCTTTTCCAGCCATGATTATTTCCCCTTTTTCATTGCACGGCCTTTTGCATCAGCCGTAGTTTTCTTCATTGCGCGGCCTGCTTTGTCCGACATTCCGCCCTTTTTCATCTTACCAACACCATCGGCAGCAAATTCTGGAACTTTTTTACCGCCCTTCATAACCATTTTTAACTTGGCCATTACTTCCTTCCTTTCTTTGCCGTTTTGGCAGATTGTATAAAAGCTTTTGCAGTAGGAGCGCCTTTAGTTCCTGGTTTACGCATCTTTTCACCAGAACCCATAGCGATACGTTTTTTCTTAGCGTTGATATTGGCATAAAGACCAGGTTTTGCTGGCATGGCTTTACCTTCCGTTGAAAAATGCGTACAAACCGATAAAAAAACTTGTCACCGCACTTGACGCTCCGGCCACCCACATGAGGGTTTTCCAGCCGCCTTTCGCTTCTGACAAGGTTAAATTAATTGCTTCCAGAGATTTTTTAATATCACTCATATCGGCCATCATCTTATCCATGTCATCCTGGATATGACGAATTTCGACCGAATGGGTGGCAAGTTCTCGTTCGACGCTCATGTCAGCATTTCCATCGTTTTCTGGCTTGGCGAATACGGCTATTCGGATCTTTTGCCGCCTCTGGAAACTTCTTCATTTGGCCAGCAGAACGAGCACAATACGACTTACGCCGTTGTGCTCGTTTACCGGTGGGGCTATCTTCGGTTACAGCCGTTTGTAACTTACTTCCAGGGTTGGCTTTGCGATAGGCTGCAACACCTTTTTTGGTCATGCCAGCACCCTGCTTAGTCGGGCGAAAATTGCCCGACTTTACAGAGGTCTTAATGCCCATTCCCTTAGAAGCCATTAAACTGAGGCCCCGCCGTAGAAGAACAACGTGACGCTAGTTACGTTTGCGTCCGCAAACTCGATGAAAACGCCGCTGTCAAACAATACCCCCATGTCTGGGAAAATAATATCGTAGGCACCAGCAGATCCAGGAGTTTTAATGTCCACAAGCGTTGTTGCAGCGGTTGTAGCTCCGTTTTTTAACTGAAAAGATGATGCAGTGCTGCCGCAAGTGTAGTAAATAGCCGCTACACGAGTGCGCCCAGCAATTGCGTCATCATCTCCGGTCTTTGTGACCGCAAGTAGATTACTGTAGCTCATTAGAGCCTCCTAGTTAGGAGAGGTTGTTGTTCTGGATATAAAGAACAGTCACCGTCGCCGCACCAGTTGTGCCGTCACCATTTGCTGCGGTGAAGTCAGCCAGAACCTGCAGGTCAATTGCTCCAACGTCCGTGGCTTCTGTGTCTAAGGTTCCGCGAGTCGTAGCCAGAGCCTTAACGCTGGTGCTGGGGATAAATGCGTCAGCATCAGCAGAAGTTCCAACTACTACAGTGGCTGCGCCAGTGTCGTTGTTGACAACCGTAACGTTCAGGATAACGTCAACAATTTGGGAATTTGCGGGAATAGTAGCAACGACTTGGTTTGCTGCAGTTGCGCCAATGATGTCAATCACAGCGGACTGAGCCATCAGAACATAACCTACGTTTGCTACATCGGTGCCTACCGTTGTGCCGGTAGTATCTTTGATAGTGCCAGCCCTAACTGGGCCGGAAAAGGTGGTATTTGCCATTTTGTCCTCGTGTAGTAGCACATTCTCGTATCTTCTCTACTAAGTCTGCTAGGTCAGTAGATACGAGCAAAATCCTAGTCCTATAAGAATACAGCAAAAGGGGGGTTTTGCAACCCCCCCCTTTCTTACATCATCAACCCGGTGAACCGAAGATACCGCGTGGATCCGAGAATCCAAACGAATAACGCTCACGGGCCTTGTAACGAACGTTACCAGTGTCGAAGTCGCCTTCGAAGCCAGTTTTGATCGATACACGCTGGAACATCTTCATGCCGTTGGGGGCGTCGGTTTTGATAAACCATGCGTCCGGATCGGTCAGGAAGTGGTTAACTGTGTAACCCTGGGGAATCATGCCCATGTTCTTGATGGCATTGATGTCGTTATCAGCAGTACCAACGCGGAGCGTCGACTTCATGATACGGTCAGCCGTGAACTGGAGTTCCTTAGGGATAATCAGTTTCAAACCTTGGATCGCGATCTTCAGGCCGCGCTCGTCTGTGAACGCTGCGATGTCGATCAAAGCCTGCTCCAGTGAGGTCTCAGACAAATCGGCAGGTGTTGTCAATTCGTTTTTGAGATCTGCACCGGTTAGGGTGGGGTGATCCGTTGCACAGAGGGGCTTGCCATCACCACCGATTGAGGTAGTAAAGGCACCGTTTAGAACGGCAGCAGCCTTGATCTGCTTGGTTTGTGCCATAGAACGGGCCAAAGAGCGGGTATAACGAGCAGACAGACGATCGTAGAGGTTGTCCTCAACGGCTTCTTCCGTCAGCGCGAATGCCAGCGCAATGGTTTCGTGGGTGTAACGAGCCGCATAGACTTCTTGTGCGTTGTCATAAGCGACACCAGCACCTTCAGACTTTACAGGGGCGTTACCAAAGCCAGAGAGCATTACCTCTTCTTCGAACGCACGGTCAGATGTCTCTACGTCGTAGATTTCTGCGTGCTCATTCTCGTAGTTGGAATACTCCAAGCCAAACAGAGCGTTAAGACCGGGCTCAAGCTCTCGTACTAGTTGCGAACGTGAAATAGCCATGATTAAACTCCTGCAGTGCCCGTGCCACCTTTGTAGAGGTGGTTATTCGGGATAACGATGAGATTAGCGTAAGCAGCAGTAACATCATTGTCTTCTGCGTCTTCATACACGCCAACAACTTTCCACGGATACGTAGCATTAGCAGTAGCGGGAACGCCAACTTGCTGGCCAGACTGACCAGTAGTTGAACTACCTGCGACGGCGGTATCCAAGTCAGCATTACGACCCACACAAGTTACAGCAGCAATGCCGGAGCACTGTACTACAAACTCAGCGTTAGGATCGTCGTTGACCAGAGCTACAATACCATCCTGAGCAATGCTGCCAGGATAGTAGTTTTTCCAGGTTGGTTTGCCGGTTGTGGGATCGATGTAATAACAGCCCTGGAATACACCGACAATTGCCGCACCGGTTGTTGAGATTGCTAAATATCCTCCGGACAACTTAACGGAGTCACCCTGATACAGAGCGGTACCGTAGTTGTTGGAGATCTTGTACTGCGTTAGACCTTGGTTATCGTAGTTACTGCCGACTTTGCCGACAGGACGAAAACCAAAAGGCTTATTAACGTTAGCCATTTGATTCTTCCTTAAAAAGTTTAGTCTTCGGCCTTACGAGGGCCACCAAATGTAATCCTTGACTGTCTCTCTGGCTTGACTACACGCATGGTGTCGTGAGCGTTGGTTTTCATCAAGTCATTGTCAACAGCCTGAATCTGATCACTAGTCCGCTGTTCGTAGTACTCCCTACGCTCCTGCGCAGTCTCTTCTGGGATTCTGGCCAGCAACATGTCGCCAACGCCAATGACGCCAGCATGTACGCCGTTTGTAATCGAAGGAACGATGAAGTCTGGGTGTTCTTCAGCACGAACCAGTTCATACCCCTCACGGAGTTTGCCTGCTACGTTCTTGCTGTCATCTACGCCAGAAGACTCTTTACGAATCCAACGATGCTCATATCCAGGAGGTGCGGGAGGCGCATCTAAGTCAGAAGGACGTATCCATGCCTTGCGACGCTCCGTTTTTTGACGGGTTGCAGCCGCGCGAGTAGTTCTATCAATTTTCACTTGCTCAGTCATGTTTATCTCCTTACGTACTTAGCGTACTCTTCCAGGGGGACACCTATTTTTCTTGCAATGGCCACTTCACTAGGTGTTAGTTTGATGGTCCTGCGCCCGTTCGGACTCACGGAAGTACCGCGAGTTGCAGGTGCGACACCGGGGGCGATATTGCGGGTGGTGTCTACCTGAGCCTTTTTAAACTTGTGCGGAAACTCCTTACGGATTCTCCGATTTAGCTCATCATAGTATTCATCACTTGACAAGTCAAATCCTTCTTCTTGTAATTGTGAATGAACACCAAAGGCAGCATGGGTCATAACCGTGTCGCTCCCAAACCATTCATTATCCTCGGCCCAACGTTCCGCCTTTTCATCTGGGCGGGGGGCTGGAGCCGGTTGCTGGTACTGGGGTTGCGGAGCATACTGCTGGACAGGGGCTTGCTGTGGGGCTCTTTGCCGCTGCGCTGTGGCTTGAGTCAGCTTTTCTTGCTGAATCATAAGCTGGGATAAAAGCTTTTGGGCTTCTACCACACCTTTTCCATCGCCACGCTCAACCGCGTCTTGCAGGTTTGCCTCAGCAATAGCTAGCTGAGAGTCCACCCGGCCCTTATATTCATGCAAATAGCCGTCGTCAAGCGTCTGAACCCGACTTTGGGCAGCTTGAAGATTGGCCTGGATTTGCTTGGCATACTCTAAAGCGGCTTGTTCCCGACGCTCTGCCTCACGCAGTTTGGCGGTCATTTTCTCAATACGCTTCTTAACCTTGGCGCTGTATTCCTCGTGGTCTTGGCCGTCATCGGCTTTTTTTGCCGGTTTTTCCTCGACCGCAGCGGCTTCAGGCTCCTTTATTTCTGCCTTTCCGTCTTCTGAGATCTCAATCTCGGCGCCCTGTTCACCTTCGCCCAGATTGAATTCCAGTTGGTCATCCCCAGATGGGACTTGTACTACATCTTGTACATCTTCGTTTTCTGGCATGGTAGTTTTCTCCTTAAACCATGTGTACTAGGTCTTCGGGGTCGGCAATAGTTGCCAGGACCTCGTCGTCGTTGAGTATCCGGATCTCCCCACCCTCTATGCTGATGCGAGCACCGGCATATCGGCCAAAGACAATCCAGTCACCTTTCTTGCACCACGGTCCGTTCGGGAACTTCTCCGTATCCCCATAGGCTAGTTCGCCTACAGCGACAACGTACCCGCAGACAGTGGCTAGGTTTTGCCGATCTACAGCCTGTTCGGCCAAAACGATACCGCTCTTGGTCTTCTTGGGCGGGCGAAAAGGTAAAACAACAATGCGCCAACCAGTAGGCTTCGGTATCCGGTCGATTACGCTCTGGTCCATGTTTTCCGGACGCAGACTTTCTTCTTCCTTTACTTCAACCTCCTGCTGTGCAGCACGTTCCTCGGCCCACTTTTTCTGCAGTGCAGTCATTTCTTCTGCCATCTAATTTCTCCATTATTGCGTGGCATCCACCACGAGGTTAGGGTTAATACTTAGTCGCTTTCTACTTTCGTCAGTATTTTCATCATCTCGTCTTCTACGAGTTGCAGGGCCTTGACATGGCCTACCTGCTCGCGGTAGTGCTCCATGTCCTTTATGCCACCGTAAATCATTTGCTCGCCGATCTCGTGTTTACGAGATCGGATGAGTTTTAATAGCTTCTCAAAGGCCTGTTCCATTAAGTGATCTTGCATCCCTTAGTTTTGCGGGCGGCTCCCTGGCCACGGACGCTTACCATCCCGCCAGCTTTGTATGTCCCCACGCCAGGATTTCCCTCTTCAGCCTCGTACGCGCGGGCCTCTGCGGGAACCTCTTCCATCATTTTGCGGCCCATTTTGTACTCATCACGAGCGGCTTTGGCCGAAGTGGTGGAAAAGCGAGAAAGCATGTCCTTCTCCCCTTCCATACCCTGCATGGTCATTCCCCGTGCCTTTTGAATCTTTGCACGCTCTTTTGGTGTTGGTTTGCGGTACATCGGCATTTTTTGCTCCTAGTAGATTTTGGTTGGCACTTTGGCGTCTTTGCGCATTACTTCTTTGACGGGGCCAGGGATCCCGCCTTTACTCATTTTCTTAGACTTTCCGGCTTTAGATAGCGCAATGGCCACGGCCTGCTTGACCGCTTTGCCCTTGCTGGCAGGCTTACTGGTTCCAATAGAGCCTGTTTTCTTATACTTGCGGACCATCTCGGAAACGTTTCCGCTGATGGTCTTTTGGCTACTGCCTTTCTTGAGTGGCATTTTGTCTCTCCGTTTGTTCTAGGCGCATCATAGCAATATCTGCCTTGGTACCGGCAATATCTTCGTTAGACGCAATCCGTTGTTGGTCGATGGCCGCTTTTTGCTGAAGGGCCTGGGCGTTCTGAGCAAGTTTCTGCTGGTCGTTCTGGGCCCGAGCCTGGTCTACCTGTGCCCGCTGAGCCAGTTCCTTCTCCTTTAACTGCACCAACGGATCAGGCGCTCCCTCTCCAGACAGTTGCTGGGATAGTTGGCGTAACTCGCTCATCCCCTGAGCCACCAGCATGGCAACCATGGCTTCCTTCTGCATATCAGAGACCACGTCCCTATTTTCTGGACCGTACTCGGCAAAGATCTGGGCCTCAACCTGCTCCTCGGCCTTGATGCGAACGTGCTCAAGAATGTGCTTAGTCAGAGTGGTCGCCGCCATCGGGTTACCTTGAACAATCGGGCTCATGCCCTGCAGCATGTGGCTCACAATATGAGCGTCATGTTGCTGCCCAGCAAACGCCTTTAATTTCTTGCCGTCAATGGCTTCTGCGTTTTCCGTAGCCGGATCTTTTGGCCGTGGCTCTTGGCTATCGTCATAATTCAAGATCATGTCGATGTCTCGTGCTCCAAGGGCCTCGTACATACGGCGATAGGCCTCATACATATTGTGCATCTGCGGCGCAGACTGGGCCAACTGCAACTGCGTCTGGGCCATCATAATCCGCTGGGCACTGGAGTAGATA